GTCGTGACACCAACACTCAACACACACGGCCCACCCGAAGGATTTTATGTGTGCTGACGTCCCCTGGAACGCACAGGAATAACCGTCCTGACAGCGGGACCTAGCTTGGCATGGTTTCGGTCATGACCATGTCACGGTTAGGAGGACAGCAACCGAACTGTTTGGTGGCACCCGCACTGGTCGCACGTGCGGCTGAACCGAGAGGTACTCCCACAGGAGAGACGCCCAGGAGCGGCCGGGTCTACCCATAGCCCACACGGGTGGAGGTTTGGCGATATCGACCACCAGAGGCCTCACACACCCACGGACGGAGATCCCCTGCACCCCAACGCATCACACGCTGGGGCAGGCCCATTCCCCGGAACAGACGCATAGTTTGCAGCACGCGCGTTTACCCACCTCAGACATGGGCATCGATGTAGGCCTCGTAAAGACCTGGCTCAGCTGTCCACCACAAGGACCGAGGTGGCATCGACACAACGCCACGAGGATGACCAACAGTCACCTCTTGCATCTTGCCTTCCCAAGCAATCTGCAACTCCGGAGCGATCCCAAAGGCACGCTCGAAACTGAGTCTCGCCTCTCGGCGAACTTCGATGACATCCCCAGTCTCCGCCAACCGTGCGCCCAACATAAAGTAGTCGGATAGTGCCTCGACTGGCACTTTTCCAGAGTCCTCCACCTGTGAGAGGACGCTGAGGGCTGCTGCCTGTAGGACGGGAACGCCGAGAGCCAAAGACAGCTCACAACGCGCAACGCCCTGTAACCACCTACGCCCGAACCGCGGTTCCCGCAACCAACGGTGACTGGCGTAGGCGCCAGACAACACAGACCAAGGCTCTCTGACCATTGTCCAAAAAGGACCCAAGCACAACGGTGCAGATCGCCCAAACCTGATACCCTCAACGTATGACACCGGCTTTTCTAATGTCATCTCAAACCCAGACGAGGAAAGCACATCCTGGTAGAAGCTGTCGAAAACTCGACCCGAGTCGGCACGCTCAAGGAAGACCAGAGCATTATCTCCGTCAACTAAAATGTCGTAGTTGACGGAGTAGGTAGAAAGAACTCCAACACACACAGCGAGCATGATGAGCGTGTTGCCCATGCCCGTGTTGAAGTCACCACTGGCCCTACCTCCTCGGCGAGAAAACTTCACACCATTAGATGTCACACCAGCAAAACGCTGGCGTGAGAGCACATCAGCCAACCCAGTGTGGCCTGGATAAGCTGCCTTATACACCATGTGCTCCTCCCTTAACAGGTTCTCGGTGACATGGGCCTCGAAAGCCTTGCCATCAACCTCAACACAAATGCAGTCCCTGAACTGACCAAACTTACGTAAGATCAGATTCGCACGCCTGCGGGGACTGAGGCCTTTGCCCACAACCCTGGTGTTTGAACCGCCGAAGAGCCTCTTGGCAGTGAGGAAACCCCACAACCAATGCTCGAAAGGCTTTAGCCAGCTGGCTACCACCAAGTTAAACCTAGGACTCCTGGGGAAAATCATCCTAGGCTTGGCGTCCTTGGCGGAGCCAACCTTCTCTGCTTTCAGAAAGGCCTTCAGCCGATAGTCCGACGAGCGTAAAGGACCATCGACACACAAAGATCTTTCTGCCTCGACGTAACGGCGCCTTAAAGCTCCCGCATAAGACAGCGCCGTTTCCAGGTAACCCCACTGACAGCCCCGATAACGACTAGCGAGAGCCCTGAGACGCCTAAACGTCCCAAG